AACAAACGTAAACATAATCAACAACGAGAATGTAGGATTCTAATGACAGCAAAACTAGCATTTGTAGACAACACCGGAAACGTGACACTGGTTCTCAACACAGACCCAAGTCTTGTTGCGTCATTTACACAGTCGGCACACATTGTTGACGTGCTTGACCAAGAAGTTCAGATTGGCTGGACTTATGACGGTGCAAACTTTACTGACCCTAACCCACCAGTTACGTCAACCGATTTACCGTAATGGTAAAATAGTAAAGGACTAAAGGACTAATATGCCCTCAATCATAACCGTAGGTGGCTCAAGCAGTAGAAGTAAAAACTGCAGACAGAATAACATTTGCTACATGGTTACAAAGAGAAGACAAATAAGTTAGTATAAACTAACTAGATCGAAGGATGAAATGATAAGTGTTTTTACTCCAAGCCACAATACAAAATGGCTTAATGATTGTTATGAAAGTCTTTGCGCCCAAACGTACACAGACTGGGAATGGGTTGTTCTTCTTAACGGTAAGGCTAAAGACTGGTCTCCGAGTGAAGAAGATAGCCGAGTAAAAGTTGCATTTGCAAAGCCTCAATTAGGCGAAAACATTGGCGCATTGAAACGTTATGCCGTAGAGCTTTGCACAGGAGACATCTTGGTTGAACTAGACCACGATGACATTCTTATGCCAACGGCTCTAGAAGAAATTGATGCGGCTATTAGTAACTCAAATTATGGGTTTTGCTATTCAGATTTTGCTCAAATCAATGAAGACGGTTCACCGGACAAAACTGAGTTTAATAAAGCATTTGGTTGGACATATTATGACGACGCAGACGGGTACCATGTTTGCGAATCAATGGATGTCCACCCTCATAATGTTTCTTACATCTGGTTTGCACCAAATCATCTTCGAGCATTTACTCGTCAAGCGTACAATAAAACATCTGGGTATGACCCGAATCTTGACATTCTTGATGACCAAGACATTATTGGAAAGCTTTACGCCGTTACTGATTTTTACCACATCAAAAAGAATCTTTACCTTCAAAGAATCCACGGTGCAAATACTCAAAAGCGAGAAGACAAGAATGCTCGTATTCAAAGAGAAACTGTTATTCAATATGACCGTTCAATTCAACCGCTCATGCTTAAGTGGTCAAAAGAAAATAACCTTTTGGCTCTTGATTTTGGTGCGGCCCATAACCCTGCTCCGGGCTATCTAAGTATTGACATGCATGCTCCTGCCGACTACATTGGTGATATTTTTGAGGTTCTAGAAACATTTGAAGATAATAGTGTAGGTATTATTCGTGCAGTAGACTTCTTTGAGCACATCCCAGACAAAATTAGACTTTGGAATGAAATGTACCGAGTGCTTGCTCACGGAGGAATGATTGTTTCTCTTACTCCAAGTACAGACGGTCGAGGAGCATTCCAAGACCCAACGCATAATTCTTTCTACAATGAAAACTCGTTTTGGTACTTTGCATATGAAGAGCATCGTAAATACGTACCAGAATTAAAGATGGACTTTCATGTTAGCAGACTTGTGACTTACTTTCCTAATGATTTTTGCCGTAGCCATGACATTCCTTATGTATGCGCAAATCTTGTTGCTCGGAAAGAAAAGTCTAAGTTTGGTGGTAAGATAACTCTTTAATGCCTTCATTTTACGGAATAACTCAGAAATTCAACGAAGGAGATGAAAATCTCTATTTCGCTCAATTAACAACGGCAATTTCTGCCGTTTTATCTATGAGGATGTCTTTATCAGGAAGTATGGGAGAATCTCTTCGCTCTATTGGCGTTGTTGTTGGAAGAGTAAGTATTGTTACGCTAGTAACATGTTCAGTGGAGTAGAATTAAATCATGGCTAAACGCGATACTTTTGTTGAAGGAAATGTTCTTCGTTTTAACGGGACATTCACTGATGAAATAACTGGCGATTTAATAGACCCGTCACACGTCGCATTTGGTTGGCGAGTTAACGGTGGTCCGATTACAATCAAAGAATTTGGAATTGGACCTGACATTGTTCGCCAAAGTGTAGGTCAATACTACATTGATGTAGACTCAACAAGTCGCTCAGGTGTATGGGTTTGGCAATGGCAAAGTACTGGCACAGCGCAAGCGCTGACTTCAGGTTCAATTGCTGTAACCCAAGCAGCAATGTCTCTCATCTAATAGTACTGTACCGCAAAGAAATAATGTACAAAAATAATGTACAATTATTTTAACCACGACGGAGGTACGAATGACGAGCACAGAATCAAACATTCACATCATTATTCCTGACACTCAAATTAAAGATGATGTACCTACAGACCAGTTAGCTTGGATTGGCCAATATATTATTGACCAATTTGCAGGCAGAGAAAACGTAAAAATCATTCATCTAGGCGACCATGCTGACATGCCTTCTCTTTCTATGTATGACGAAGGCAAGAAAGAAATGGAAGGCAGACGGTATGAAGTTGACATCAAGGCTGCAAATAAAGGATTTGACATTCTTAATAAACCCTTTATTGACTACAATAAAGGAAGAGCCAAGCTTCACCGAGCACGATGGACTCCAGAACGCCACATTCTTTTAGGAAACCACGAAAATAGAATTGAAAAAGCTATAAGTCGTTCGGCTAAACTTGACAAAGTGTTAAGCACTGATGACTTGAATTATGCTCAACATGGTTGGGAAGTTCATCCGTTTCTTAAACCTATAATTCTTGACGGTGTTACGTACGCGCACTACTTTTATAACCCAATGACTGGCATTCCTTATAGTGGAATGGCAGAATCTCGACTAAAGACAATTGGAACGTCATTTACAATGGGTCACCAGCAAACACTTCTTTACGGTCTTCGTTTTGTTGGTGGAAGAAGTCAACACGGTCTTATTGCTGGAGCTTGCTATCTTCATGATGAAGATTACAAAGGATACCAAGGTAATTCTCACTGGCGTGGCATCATTGTTAAGCATGAAGTACATGACGGTTCTTATGACCCAATGTTTGTAAGTCTGAATTATTTGTGCAAAAGATATGAAGGCGTCTCAGTGCAGCGGTTTACTTCCAAGAAGTACGGATTTTTCAACTAAATAGTGATAGATTAGATTTCTATGCAACCGCAATTCTTTACCGTCTACGATAAAGGTCGCCAGCTTGACTTTGAAGGCTTTCATCTTTCTAATTCTTCATCGTATAATCCAAGCAAACCGCGTTGGTTTGTTGTAGATATCTACAAAACTGTCGGCGGAAAGTACATTGTTGCTGGGTCTGGAAAGAGTCTTGTTGTCCACCGTGTCAATTGCGCTCAAATGAAAGAAAAGAATGTCTCAGCAGTTGTTGCTCTTAAGTCAGCAATTCCTTGCCCTACTTGCAAGCCAAATCTTAGAGAAGATGTTGTTCACGAAGTAAATCGTGAATGGGCTCAAGTATCAGATGACCCTCAAGCAATTATTGAAAGACTACGTCTTCGCGATTCTGACGGTGTTTGGTACATACCTAAAACTTCTACTTCTGCGCTTCTTGAAGCGGCAGAAAAAGATTCCGGAATAAAGTATGCATTTTACGCTCCACAACGGATAGAGTAGTATAAACATTTTGTAGTTTTAGAAACGGAGGACGCGTGTTAATAATTCTTGAGGGTGTCGACTGCTCAGGCAAATCTACCCTTGCAAGTGAACTAGTTACATCTCTTTCGCATCAAGGTGAACAGGTTGAATTGTTACACCGAGGTGTTCCAGTATCTCATGTTCTTGATGAATATGAACTTCCTTTTTTTGATTACATTCCAGATTCTGGAGTATCCATTGTTTGTGACCGATGGCATATTGGTCCTGACGTCTACGGTCCAATTAAAAGAAACGATGGCGGTCTTGACCCAGTAGTTCGCTGGCATATGAACTCATACCTTACTGCAAAAGGAGCGTTTCTAGTCTACACTGAGATGCCTCTTGCGGCTCTTCTTGAGCGCATGGAACAAAGAGGCGAGGATTATCTCAACCGAGATGAAGTACAGACGGTAATTGACTACTACCGCATTGCTATTAACAAAACTCCTCTTCCGCATCTTTTATCTACATCAGGATTTCATCCAACTGAAACATTTATTGAAGCAGCAAGAAAAGCAGTATTTAGAGCTAAGCAAATTAGTAGATTTCTTTCTTATGTTGGTCCTAGCCGACCTAATGAACTTTATGTCGGGATGTCTGCAACTCCAATTTCTTTTATGCCGTATGACGATACTTCTGCATACAAAATTGTTAAAAAGTTTGGATTTGAGAATCCTTTTTCAGCAGGATTCATTGATTCGTCTGAGCAACTAGACCGTGTATGGGACGCACTTTATAATCCACAGGTTTTTGCTCTTGACCAAGCTTCGGCAGATGCGTGTACGTATTGTCGAATTCCATTTACACAAATTGAGGAGAAAACATGGAACAACTAGGCCATTCATTTAACATTGAAAATGTCCAATACGATTATCCACGACTACTAAAATGGCTTTATGATAATGGAGAAGTAACTCGTCCTCGTGGATTTGAGACACGAGAAGTCTTTGATGTTGTTATGAGACTTGACCCGCACTATGCAATTATTGAAGGCATCAATCGTAAGCTTAGTACTAAACTAATTAGTATGGAAGGCCTACAACTTATTTCAACTACTTCTTATCCACAAAGAACAGTAGACG